TGGCAGAAATTTATTAGAGGTTATGACTGATATTGTAATTGCGAAAAAGAACGAAGTCTTCCTGAAGATCAAAGCAGAACCACACGTTTTTCAGGAATTATCAGAACATTTTACTTTTGATGTACCTGGAGCTAAGTTTATGCCTCAGTACAGAAGTAAATATTGGGATGGAAAGATTCGTCTTTTCTCAACACATACAGGGGAAATTTATGTTGGACTTCTCGATAAGGTAGTTTCTTGGGCAAAAAAATGGGACTATAAAGTAGAGTTTGAAGACAATAAGTTTTACGGAACTCCTTTAGAAGAGAATGAGATGATCTCTTATGAAGGAGTCAAAGATTATATGACTCGGATCTCTAAACATAAACCTAGAGATTATCAAGTTGATGCAGTTTATGATGCACTCAGATATAATCGTAAACTTTTAATCTCCCCAACTGCATCAGGCAAATCACTGATGATTTATTCTGTTGTTAGATACTTTGCAGAAAGAGATAAGAAGATTCTTCTAGTCGTTCCTACAACGTCTCTGGTTGAGCAGATGTTCAAAGACTTCCAGGACTATGGATGGAACGCTGAGGACTTCTGCCACCGCATCTACAGTGGTCGTGAGAAGACAAATGAGTTCCCTGTAGTCATTACCACCTGGCAGTCCATCTACAAACTGCCTAGGGGGTTCTACAATGCGTTTGATGTAGTCATTGGAGATGAGGCTCACCAGTTTAAATCAAAGTCTTTGGTTGGCATCATGACCAAGATGGATAATACAAAATATAGATTTGGATTTACTGGAACTCTTGACGGAACTCAAACTCACAAATGGGTTCTAGAAGGACTGTTTGGGCCATCTTACAAAGTTACACAAACTAAAGAACTCATTGACAAGGGTCACCTCTCCAAACTTCAAATTAAAATCATCATTCTCAAACATAATCCACAAACCTTTGAGAACTTTGAAGATGAAGTTCAATTTATTATTGGACATCAGAAACGAAACAATTTCATTAAGAATCTTGCATTAGATCTTAAAGGTAATACTCTTGTTTTATTTTCAAGAGTTGAATCTCACGGTCAACCATTATACGAATCAATAAATAATTCTGTGAAAGATGGACGTAAAGTTTTCTATGTCCATGGCGGTGTTGATGCTGCAGAAAGAGAATTAGTCCGAGAAATTACTGAACGAGAAGATAATGCAATCATTGTTGCATCTTATGGGACATTCTCAACTGGTATTAATATTAAAAACCTACACAATGTTATATTTGCATCACCATCCAAATCCAGAATTCGTAACTTACAATCTATTGGAAGAGTTTTAAGAAAGGGGAATAATAAAACTCAAGCAGTTCTTTATGATATTGCTGATGATTGTACAAAAAATTCAAGAAAAAATTATACATTAAATCACCTCATTGAAAGAGTAAAAATCTATAATGAAGAGAATTTTAATTATGAGTTTGTTCAAGTAAATCTAAAACAATGATGGAAGAAGACTTTTATGCAGTTATTAAATTAGTTTCGGGAGAAGAAATTTTCTCCATAGTTTGTCCTTCTGAAGAAGAGGGGAGGATAATGCTGATCCTCAATAATCCAGTGACTATAGAAGTTATAATGATGAAACAAATTGGAATGCAAGGATATAAAATTGATCCTTGGTTAAAATTTGCAGATGATGATACGTTCTTATTAAATATGGATAAAGTTCTTACAATTAGTGAAGTTAATGATAAAGAAACTATCGAAATGTATCACAAATTTATAAGACAAAAAAATGAAAAAAATTCAAAAAATCCTCTGACTCCAGAAATGGGATATCTATCTTCAGTTTCTGAAGCAAGAAAAAGATTTGAAAAACTCTATAACTCTAAAGAAGAAGAATCTAAAGATAGCTGATGTCTCTGAAACTCCACAGAGTAATTATACTGATTATTTGGGGTGTTGTCAAGTTATACTGATAATGTTATAATTTAAACAACTTAAGATAAAAGGGACTCATGGAACCATGCAAAAACGCAAGAGATCAGAACATTACGTTAATAACAAGGAATTTCTAGAAGCAATCGTTCAATACAAAATTGATGTCAAGAGAGCTGAGGAAAGGGGTGAACCGAAACCACGTATTACCAATTATCTTGGTGAGTGTTTCTTAAAAATTGCCACGCACCTTTCTTATAAACCAAACTTTGTCAACTACATGTTCCGTGAGGACATGATCTGCGATGGAATCGAAAATTGCGTTCAGTACATTCATAATTTTAATCCTGAGAAATCCTCGAATCCTTTTGCTTACTTTACGCAGATTATTCATTACGCATTTCTCCGTAGAATCCAGAAGGAGAAAAAACAGATGGAGATCCGTACCAAAATCATTGAGAGGTCTGGTTACGACGAAGTGTTCACGGTAGACGATGACTACGGAAACTCTTCTGATTATAATAGCATTAAAGATTCTATCCAAACAAAGATGTATCAATGAGTTCTGTTGCACTGATTACTGATACCCATTACGGAGGACGTAAGGGCAGTAAAACATTTCATGATTATTTTAAAAGATTTTACGAAGATATTTTCTTTCCAGAACTAGAGAAAAGAAAAATAAAACATTGCATTCACCTTGGTGATGCATTTGACAGCCGTAAGTCTATTGACTTTTGGTGTTTGAACTGGGCAAAAGAAAATGTCTACGATAGATTCCGTGATCTCGGTATCACCGTTTACCAGATTGTAGGAAACCACGACGCATATTATAAGAACACGAATGAAGTCAACTCCATCGAGTCCCTTTTAAGAGAGTATGACAACATTGTTCCTATCTCTAGTCCTGGTGAATACGATGTCGCAGGAATGAAAACGTTCATGATTCCCTGGATTTCTGCAGAGAATCAAGAAGAAACACTTACCAAACTTTCTAAGACTAAAACAAAGGCTGCATTTGGTCACTTAGAACTACAAGGATTTGCAGTTTATCCTGGTAATGTTCAACAACATGGTATGGAGGTAAATGTCTTTGACAAGTTCCAAATTGTTTGTTCTGGACACTATCATACTCGTTCCAATAATGGTAAGATCTTCTATCTTGGAAATCCTTATCAGTTGTTCTGGAATGATGTAAACGATAAACGTGGTTTTAGTTTCTTTGATACGGAAACTTTTGAACTTGAGTTTGTTCAGAATCCTTATACGATGTTTGAACGGATTTATTATGAAGATCAAAAACCACAATTATTCAATGCAGAACCTTATAAGGACAAGATCGTAAAGATTGTTGTTCGCAAAAAGTCCGATCAACTTCAGTTTGAAAAGTTTGTTGACAAGATCTATAAGACTGGTGTAGTAGATATTAAAATCGTTGAAAACTTTGAAGTAAACGATGATGATGTAGAGTTTGACTCTGAAAAAGTCGAAGACACTATCACCATTTTAAATAAATACGTTGAGGACTCTGATTTTGATCTAGACAAAGAAAAGGTCAAAACCCTTTTGAGAGAAGTCTACCAGGAAGCTTGCGAAATGGAATGACAATGTATATGATCACGCCATATGGAGACGAAGACGGTGCATATGCTGTCAGAGATTCGTATGGAACTAAAACATTATATTTTTTTCAGGATGAAGATGATGCTGAAAGATTTTTAATCTTGTTGGAAGCAGATGACCACCCAAAAATGGAAGTTGTAGAAATTGATCCAGAACTTGCAATAAAGGCGTGCCACGAGTATAATTATAGATATGCAATCATATCTCCAGATGATTTTGTGATTCCTCCTAGACCAAATGATAATCTTTAAAACTATTCGTTGGAAAAATTTTCTATCAACGGGAAATAATTTTACTGAAGTAAATTTTCAAGACTCTAATACTAATTTAATTGTAGGAACTAACGGATCTGGTAAGAGTACAATTTTGGATGCTCTTACTTTTTCTCTATACAATAAACCTTTTCGAAAAATCAATAAACCACAACTTGTCAACTCAGTAAATGAAAAAGACTGTGTTGTTGAGATTGAGTTTTCCATTGGCAATCGTGAATATAAGGTAGTTAGAGGAATCAAACCAAACATTTTTGAAATTTGGGTTGATGGTAAACTCCAAGATCAAGATGCTGCAGCTGCAGATCAGCAGAAAAAATTAGAAGAAAGTATTCTTAAACTTAATTACAAGTCATTTACTCAAACTGTTATTTTGGGATCGGCAACCTTTGTTCCATTCATGCAGTTGACTTCATCCAATCGTCGGGAGATTGTTGAGGATCTTTTGGATATTAAGATCTTCTCTACGATGAATAACATCCTGAAAGATCGGATGCGTAAAACTAATGAACTCATTCGTGAGTACTCAATCAAGAAAGATATGGTTGAGGAAAAGATTGAGATGCAAGAAAACTTTATCCGTGATTTGGACAAGAGCGGTAAAGAAAGAATCGGTAAAAAAGAAAATAGTATTCAAGAAATAGAATCTGAGATTGAAGAAGTCACTGATCAAAACGAGACTCTTTTGACTAAAATTGATACTGATCTTCAACCTGAGTTGGAAAAACTTAATAATTCAAAATCAACTCTTAAAAAACTGAATCAACTCAGAGCCAAACTGGAACAAAAGATACAAACTTTGGTATCCGAACACAAATTTTTCCAAGATAATACGGTTTGCCCTACCTGCACTCAAAGTATTGAAGATTCATTTCGCTTAAATAAAATTGTAGACATCGAGGAGAAATCCAAAGAACTCAATGACGGATACCGAGAGTTGGAGGATGCAATCAATGTAGAACAAGAAAAAGACGAACAATTTTTATCTTATTCTACGGAGATTAACAGACTCAACAATGACATTTCAAAAAACAATGTTAAGATTACTGGGCTTAACAAACAAATCAGAACTCTTAGAAACGAAATTCAAGAAATTGCCTCACAAATTGAAAATAGAAATTCTGAAAGGGAAGCCCTTGACAATTTAATACAGGATCTTGACACAATAGAAAAACAAAGGTCTACAGAAAAAGAACAAGTAAGTTATTATGAGTTCGCTCATTCATTGATGAAGGATGGTGGAGTAAAGTCTAAGATCATCAAAAAGTATCTGCCTCTTATGAATCAGCAGATAAACAAGTATCTACAGATGATGGACTTCTACATCAACTTCACATTGGATGAAGAGTTTAAGGAGGTTATTAAGTCACCAGTACATGAAGACTTTAGTTATGAATCGTTTAGTGAAGGTGAGAAGATGCGTATTGACCTATCTCTCTTGTTTACCTGGCGGGACATTGCCAAACTCAGAAACTCGGCCAGTACAAATCTTCTCATTCTAGACGAGATCTTTGATAGTTCACTCGATGACGCAGGTACTGAGTTCTTCACCAAGATCATTCGTTATGCGATTCAGGATGCTCATGTATTCGTAATCTCACACAAGACAGACGATATCATGGATAAATTTGACAAGGTGATGAGATTTGATAAAGTAAAAGGATTCAGTAAACTAGTGTCATGACCACTCCAAACTGGCAACACCATTCCAAGAAGGAACAAAAACGAAAACTCAAACCGCAAGCACTCCGACAAGCAAAGGCACGTCGCCAAGCATTTAAGAAAAAGCACTCCCCTAAAAGGAGTGTTTTTTTTATAAATATTTAAAAAGTATTTCGTAAGATGGACTCAAAAGAACTTCGTAATCTTCAAGAAGCATATATGGAAGTTGTTGAAAATCAGCAACTTGATGAAGACTCACGTCGTAAGGCACTCCGTCAAGAAGAAGTATCTGTTTATGATATTATCCTTTCACACCTTCTTGATGAAGGATATGCTGAAACACCAGAAGCAGCAGAAGCAATTATGGTGAATATGAGTGAAGAGTGGAGAGACAGTATTGTTGATGAAACTATTAATGAAGGTAGAAGAACAAGTCTAAGTGCTCTCTCAAGAGAATCACAACAGCGTAAAGCGGATAAAGAAAGAGGAAGACCAGAAACTCAAGATGAAAAACATAGAAGACTGGCGATGGGTAGATATTCACCTTCTCAATATAAGTGGGAAAAGGTAGATGGTCAGTGGAAAAATATGGGTAGAAAGGATGGTGAAAAGGATTGATGATTGGAGAGAGAGTATTATTGGATGAGTTCACTTTTTAAACTGTCACATGGGTCGCCCAAAAGGCGACCTTTCGTTTTATTATGGCTACATACGAAACGAAGTCCATGTCTGTTAACCACGAAGTCAAGGGCAACCTCGCCCGTCTCCTCGCAACTGAAGATCTGGTTGTGGAACACAAGAACGTCTCCACTGCATCGTTCAATGTG